GCCGTGCTGGAACCCAGAGCACCTGTTCGTCGGCACCAATCAGGACAACACCGACGACAAGATCGCCAAAGGCCGGATGCGCCACGGCCACCTCTACGGCAACGCACACCCGGCCAGAGCGCATCCAGAGACGTTCCTGAAATACGGCACCGATCACCCCCGAGCCCGGATCACCATGGAAATCGCACGCCGGATCCGGGCCGACTGGGCCAGCGGAACAATGCGCAAAGCGGAGATCGCCAGGAAGCACGGCGTCAATCGCGGCACCGTCCACAAAATAATCGTCGGAACTCAATGGGTGGAATTATGAACGACTTCCCTACCGCATCCCCCGAATTTCTCGAATCAATTCAACGCCTGTCCAGGGATCTGAAAAACGCCGCCATCACCCTGTCGGACCAAGAGGCCCGCTATCTCGTGGATATTTACTATGCCTCCCAGCGAGACCGCATCCGGTCAGCACATCAGGCACGGACGCTGACCGAGAACGGCGAACCGCATGACGTTCTGGGATGGCTGTTCTCGCAGCGCGAAACCCTGGAAAAGCAGGTCGCCCGCGCCCTCGACGCCTACTCCGCCAGCAAAGTCCCCGGCATCTGGGCACGCTCCATCGTCGGCATCGGACCCATCATCGCCGCCGGACTGCTCGCACACATCGATATCACCAAAGCCCCAACAGTCGGTCACATCTGGCGCTTCGCCGGCCTCGATCCGACCGTGAAATGGGACAAAGGCACCAAACGACCCTGGAACGGCGCGCTGAAACGCCTGTGCTGGCTCATCGGTGAATCGTTCGTCAAAGTCTCCAACAACGAAAATGACTTCTACGGCAAAATCTACAAAGCCCGCAAAGAGCAGGAAATCGCCAAGAACGAAGCCGGAGATTTCGTCGAGCAGGCAAAGGCCGCACTCGACGCGAAACGCTTCGGCGCCGATACCGAAGCCCGCAAGCACTACGAAGCGGGACGCCTGCCGCCCGCCCGCATCCACCTCCGCGCCGAACGCTACGCCGTGAAGCTGTTCCTAAGCGGGTTTCACCACGTCGCCTACGAAACCCACTTCGGCGAACCGCCACCGAAGCCGTACATCATCAGCCACGGCGGCCACGCCCACTACATCGGCCCACCGAACTGGCCCATGGTGTGACAGCCGTGGTGCACGAGAGAACCCCAGCGCGGGAGCGAGCCGGCATTACAGAGAGCACCGGGCAGGACGAGCGAGCCGATTTCGCAGAGAGTGCCGTGACCTCGGAGCGAGCCGGATTGAGCGAGAGCACCAAAGCCAATGAGCGAGCCGTGTAGCCGGAGAGTGCCAGGGAGAGAGAGCGAGCCGTAGGCAGCGAGAGCACCACAAAAATAGAGCGAGCCAAAAGCAGCGAGAGCACCAGGAAGCGAGAGCGAGCCGCTGTGACGGAGAACACCGATGAGCGCGAGCGAGCCAACACCAGGGAGAGCACCGAACCTATGGAGCGAGCCACGACACCGGAGAGCACCAAGCTCGTCGAGCGAGCCGAAACCCGCGAGAGCACCGGGTGGTGGAAGCGAGCCAGCATGTGGGAGAGAACCGAGGAGACTGAGCGAGCCGCCAAACCCGAGAGAACCAGGACTACCGAGCGAGCCGCCGACGACGAGGGTGCCGGCTGAGCCGAGCGAGCCGCCTCTTGAGAGAGCGCCGACACACACGAGCGAGCCAAGACCGCTGAGAGTGCCGAACTTCCGGAGCGAGCCGATCCAAGCGAGAGCACCGATGCTTGCAGAGCGAGCCACGATGACGGAGAGCGCCGAACCCATGGAGCGACCAACATGAACCTCGTCACGATCCTGATAATCCTGCTGATCATCGTGATCATCGGAGGCGGCTGGGGATACTCCGGCGGCTACTACGCGACCAATCCCCACTACGGCTACGGCATCGGCATCGGCGGTCTGCTGATCCTCGTGTTGCTGATCCTGCTGTTGACGGGACGCCTCTGATGGGCCGCATAGCCGTTCCGGGCGCCTCCGGGTATCCAACAACCCCCCAGGACGCAAAAGCCGCTGGCGGTGCCCCCAGCGCCCGTGATGCGGTGCCGTGATCGACTACGACTTCGAGGACCGCCTCATCGAGCGGATCGACGCGCGCAAACTGATCGCGACGCGGCTGAACCCCAGGCAGAAGCACATGCTCTGCCGCGCCGTCAGATACGGCGAGACGTTGCGCGAAATCGGCGAACCTCTGGGCCTCGGCACGGCCCGCGTCGGCCAGATCGTCAACAAGGCATGGGACAAGCTGACGAACAGTGGCGTCGTGAAGCCGCCGCGAACCTTCGATAAAGCAGAGTTCACCGCCCACATGCGCGGTCTCATCAAGGCCCGCGTGGACGCCGATGCCTGGGCCGCGAAGTGGAAAGCGGAACGCGAAGCCGAACGGGCGGCTGAAAAGGCGAAGCCACCACCAACGCCGCCCCGTGTCTGGGCGACGCCAGCGGTTTCTCAACCGTGGCGTATCTACCAAATCGCGCTCTACGTCCTGGGGTATTTCCGTGCCGCCCGAAATCTGGAGCAGTCCGGCCTGCTTACCCCCGGAACCAAAATCGGCCGCATCGAGTGCGAGAGGGACGACGACGCCATCGCCGCCGCACTGATGAAATTCGCCCGCGAACTCCCACCAGCCGCGCGACTGTCGGCATACCCGCTTCAGTTCTTCAAAGAACCGCCCATGGCCTGCGCCGAGTCACCGTTCTTCGCGACGCGCGTCATCGCCTCGGCGGACGGACGCAGACTGGCGATCGAGATGACCTGGGACGATTAGCTGTTACAAACCCGAAGGTCATCCGCAAACGGACGATTGAAAGCGTTCCCAATCGCCGAATTGTACACAATTGACCTGTTTTTGGCCCAATTCCGTACAAGAAAACCCCGATCCTTACGGGAACGCACCAGCCTCGCGTTTAACAGGCCCAAATTACCCTAGCCGCCACTTAGCGTAACGCAACGCGCATTAGGGCCGAACCGCCCGTGGAGCAACGCGTGGAGCGGCAGGACAAACGTGGAGCATTGCGTGGAGCGGTAGAGCGTGGTAGCGGGGAATGAGGAACGCACTGTATCAGGAATGAGATGACCTCATGGCCGCGCGACTTAACCCGAAGAACGATCAAAGGGCGCGCGATGCGATACAGACCACCCAGCTCTGTAAACGCCTGAACTTCTTCGCGTTGGGCCAAACCGATCCATCGTGCCCGCACAAGACGGTGGAAATGACCGACGGCCAGATCCGTGCGGCCCTCGGTTTACTCCGAAAGACCATCCCAGACCTCGCCGTTACCGCCCACACCGGCCCTGATGGTGGCCCCGTTATGATCATCACCGGCGTCGATCGTGGCGACCGTGAAACTAGCTAAGGTCAATCTCGGATACGACGCGCGGCCCCACTTCAGGCCGTTCCACGCGCGCAAGCAACGCTGGGCCTGCATCGTCGCGCATCGCCGCGCCGGCAAGACCGTCTCGTGCATCATGGACCTCATCGACGCGGCGTTACGCTCGACCAATCCTGACGCGCGGTTCGCCTACATCAGCCCGACCTACGCGCAGTCGAAAGACAGCGTGTGGCTGTATCTGAAACGATTCACCGCCGCCATTCCAGGCGTGGAACAACGCGAGTCAGACCTGATGGTGGTGTTCGCCAACGGGGCGCGTGTGCGCCTCTATGGCTCGGACAACTATAACAGGATGCGCGGCATCTTCCTGGACGGCTGCGTGCTCGATGAATACGCGGACATGGCGCCGCGCGCGTGGCCCGAGGTCATCCGCCCGGCGCTCGCCGATCGGCACGGTTGGGCGGTGTTCATCGGCACACCACGCGGACGCAACGACTTCTGGCGCGTTCATAGCCACGCGGAGAACGATCCAGACTGGTTCTCGCTGGTGTTGCGCGCGAGCGAGACCGAGATCCTACCTCAATCCGAACTCGACGACATGGCGGCGATGCTCACGCCCGAGCAGTATGCCCAGGAGTTCCAGTGTAGCTTCGACGCCGCGATCCTCGGCTCCTACTTCGGCAAAGAACTGGCCGACGCGGAAACAGCCGGTCGCATCACCAGCGTGCCATACGATCCGGCGATCCCCGTGCATACCGCGTGGGACATCGGCATTGGCGACAGCACCGCCATCTGGTTTTTCCAGATCGTGCGCTCCGAGCTGCACGTCATCGATCATTACGAGGCGTCCGGCTTCGCGCTTGGTCACTACGTGGAAGTTCTCAAGTCGAAGCCGTATCAATACGGTCGAGACTACTTACCGCACGACGCGATGGCGCGCGAGCTTGGGACGGGGCGCAGCATCTTCGAGACGATGAAAGCATTATCCGGCCGCCATCCCTGGATTGTCCGCAAGCTGTCCATCATGGACGGCATCAACGCGGCGCGGGTGACATTGGCGAAGACGTGGTTCGACGCCGGCAACTGTCACGAAGGGCTGGAGGCGTTGCGCGCGTATCACGCCGAGTTCGATGAGCGCGCCAAGGTGTTTAGCGATCGACCGAAACATGATTGGTCGAGCCATTCCGCTGATGCAATGAGGTATATGTCCCTCGCGTGGCGTGAGATCGCGCCGGACAAGCCGAAGCCTCCGCCCCGCGACAGTTGGGACGCGGCGTTCAACCGGGACGCGGAAGAGTTGCGCGACTGGAGGGTGGCATGACTGACTATCGCACACTGAGCGGCGCGGCATTCCAACGCGAAGTCGGCGCCGATCCCGACAAGTGGGCCGACGCGGCGATGATCGCGGCCGAGGACCTTGGCTACAAGATCGATCGCGACTGGCTGCGTGATTTGCTCGCCGACGCGATGGAAACCGCGCGCAAACACTCAATACGCAACGTCATCGAGGGAGACGGCACATGATCCGCGCTTTAATCCTGGCCGTCCTCATGTCGCCCTCGGCGGTGTGGGCACAGGCCCTTACCTACGCCGACCGATCCGGCACCATCACCGCCGGCGGCACCGCCCAGGTGGTCCTGCCGGCGTTCCCTGGCCGTCATGGCTGCATGATCCAGAATCAGTCGTTGGGCAGCCTGTGGGTGTCCGAGACGGCCACGGCGGTCGCGGGTCCGCCGTCGATCCTGATCCCGGTCAATCAACAGTTCTTGTGCATGTCGCCCGCCTCCGGGCAGGCATACAGCATCATCGGCGCGACGACGGCGCAGGCGTTCGCGGCGCGCGAGTGGTGATCAGCCGACGCTCTCTGTTGGTCGCTGCCGCCGCGTTTCCCGTGTCGGCGTATGGGCAGTGCGTCACGGACGCGCCGGAGGCCGCGAGCACGAACCTGTTGCTACAGAGCGCGGACTTCGCGAGCGCATCGTGGTCAAAGGATCAGAACGGTCCCGGCCCGCCGGTTGTAACCGCGAATCAGGTCACGGCGCCTGACGGAACATTGACGGCGGATCGCGTCGATCAACCCGCCGTGTCCGTCGCGAATACCCTTATGCTATTAAACCAATCGGTCACGACCACATCGCAGGTCTATGCGTTCAGCATGTGGTTGCGCGGCAATGCTGGCGGCGAACAGACCTATCTGTGCGTTTCCGGCGGCGGCGTGTTCTGGTCCGCTCCACGCATAACGCTGACGACGCAGTGGCAACGCTACACATTCACGACACCCGTTATCCCCGCGGCACAAATGTTCTTCGCTGTCGGCACCGATCTTCGCGATCCGGCTCAGTCGGTTACGCCCGCGCAAACCATTTACGCCTGGGGCGCGCAGTGCGAGGCGGGCGCGTTCGCGACATCCTACATTCCAACGACAACTGTCACCGTCGCGCGGGCGGTAGGTGTGCCATCCATGTCTCCAACGCGAAAATGCGGGCTGGGACGATGAGCGGCGTTCCACAATATCCGTGGTCGGAGGGCGATCCGCTGTTCGCCTCGGCGCTAAACGACGCCATTGCCAATTCCGCCGCCTATGGACCATTTTTGCCTCTGAGCGGCGGCATTGTAACCGGGCCAACCACCTTCGCGGGTATTACCGCGCAAAGTGTCGTCTCGCAGAGTTTCGCAACGCCGGGTGCGACATGGAACCCTGGCGCGGTCAACTTCACGCCAGTCAACATCACCAACAACTGGGTCGGAAGTTATACCGGCGGGTCCGCGCTGGCGACGGTTTCCATCAACACGCCCACCGATACCATGGACGGCACCATTGGCGGCGGCCCGATCGACCTGTTGATCCAGCACAATGTCGGCTCGGGCGCGAAGAACGGTCGCATCCTGATCGATGCGCACCTCAACATCATGGGCGCGATTACCGGGGACACGACGAACCAGCAGTATCAGGTCACGTATTTCCAGGCTGATGCGTCGGTCAATGTCGGTGGCACCGACACCGGCAACGGCTCACGCGGCTATATGTATGGCTCCGCGTTTCAGACCATGTTGCACGCGGGCGCTACCAACTGGTCACTCGTCAATGGTTTTGGCGAAGTGGACATCGCGGTCGAGACGGGTGCATCGGTCGCTGACTTGTGCGGTGGCTCGATCATCCTGTTGCAGAGCCATCGCGTGCGCGGTTCACGCACCAATGTCGGGTTGGCGTTTGGCGCGCAGGCGGGTGCGACGCCAACGTGGTCGCCAGTTCTTGGTGTCGGTGGTGTTGGCGGCCCGTGGCCTGTCGCCGCCAGCGGCGGGATCATCGGCACTGAGGTCCAGACGTTCGCGGGCAATACGGGGAGGACAATGGCGTTCCCGCCCGCCCTCGCGACCTACGGCATCGATTTTACGAAGATAAACTTCACGCAGCAGTCGGGCGCGGCGTTTCGTTCACCGGGGTTCGCCGTGGATGGCGCCGGTCAGGTCGGCATATCAAACGCCGCGATCTCCAACAGCGCGACGGGCGTGCAGATCGACATACCGAAACAGAGGGTCACGGCGGTGGCTGTCGCGGCTGGTGGCGGCGGCGGCGGTTCAGGAACAAACGATTATTACGTCGGCGATTTGTTGTATGATGCCAGCGGCGGACAGTATCGTGTTTCGACGATAGCCAGCGGCGGTGTCAGCGGCGTCACCTTGTTGGTCGCTGGCGCGTCCACGTCTCCTCCGGCCAATCCCGTGGTGACGACCGGCGGCTCCGGTCTTGGCTGCACGCTGACGCTAACCTGGGCAGCGCGTAACACGCTCGCGCTCAACCCCACGGGCGGCAGGATCAATATGTCCAATCTACCGACTTCCGCCGCCGGCCTGGTCACGGGCGACGTGTGGCGCAACGGCACCGTGTTGAACATCGCATGACCCCGACAGACAAAATCCCCGTCGTGCTCGAAGCCCAGTCCTGGGAGCAGATCATGCGCGTGCTGGCCGACGCGCCGTTCCGCGTGGTCGCGCCGCTCATCGCCGAGATACAAAACCAGTGTGCGCGGCACTCTGTTCGAGAAGCGGAGGCAGCGGAATGAGCCAGTCCCTCTATCCCGATCCGCCGATGGACCCCGAGGCCGCCGAGGCGTCGCGTCCGAAGGGCGGCCCCGGCATCGCCGATGATCGTTACCCGCGTGATTTGGATGATCTCCATGCGCGGATGGTCCAGTGGTTCGAGGACAGCGAGCGCGCGACCGACGACGGCCGCAAATGGTCGCAGAGGGACAGGGATTACAAAGACGGATACCAGTGGTCATCCGCCGAGAAAGAGGCGCTGAAGCTGAGGGGCCAGCCCGAGGTCACGATCAACTACGTGAGCCGCAAAGTCGAACTGATGTGCGGTCTTGAGAGGAAATCGAGGACCGACCCCAAAGCATTCGCGCGCAATCCCGTTGACGAGGACAAAGCGGACGCGGCGACGCAGGCGTTGCGCTATATGAGCGACGATAACAACCTCCCGCTGATCCGCAGCGATGTTTATGAAAACCTCATGGTGGAAGGCGTCGGCGGCGCCGAGATCGTGCTGGTGGACGACGGCCGCGGCGGCGCGGATATCACGTTCGAGCAAGTGCCGTTCGATCGGCTGTGGTGGGACCCGCATTCGCGCCGACTGGACTTTAGCGACGCGCGTCATCGCGGCATCGTGATCTGGATGGATCGCGAGCAAGCCGTCGAAACATGGCCCGACGCGGAAGACCTGATCAGCGATACGTTCCAGACGCAGACTGGAAGCTACACCGACCGGCCCCATGAGATCGTGTGGTGCGACAGTAAGCGTGAGCGCATCCGCGTCGTGCAATGCCATTGGCAGGAGCGGAACGAGTGGTGGGTCTCGACCTACACTCGCGTCGGTTTTTTGGCGGAACCCACGAAGTCCCCATTTCTCGACGCCAAGGGCAAGTCAGCCTGCGGCCTTCGCATGACCAGCGCGCACATTGACCGCGAGAATAATCGTTACGGTATGGTGCGCGATCTGATCAGTATGCAGGATGAGGTCAACAAGCGTCGCAGTAAAGCACTGCATCTGTTGTCTGTCGCTCAGGTGGTGACGGAAGACGGAGCGGTCGCGGACATAGATAAAGCACGGCGTGAAGTGGCGCGGCCTGACGGCGTGATCGTTGTCAATCCAGGTATGAAATTCGAGATCGACAGAGGCAACGATCTGGCTGTCGGCCAGTTTCAGTTGCTCCAGCACGCGACGGCGGAAATGCAGGCGTCAGGGCCAAACGCCTCGATGTCCGGTACCGACCCGCGTGAGTTGAGCGGCCGGGCGATCCTCGCGCAGCAGGCGGGCGGCGCGGCGGCGCACGAGCCGATCGCGGATACGTTGCGGATGTGGAATCGTGATCTGCTGTCGATCGCGTGGATGGCGGCGCGTCAGTATTGGACAGCGGGCCGGTGGGTGCGGGTCACGGACGAACTGAACTCGACGCGCTGGGTTGGGATCAATCAGCCGGTGCGGTTGATGGACGAACTGGCGGCGCTGCCGGACGAGCAACGCGCGCAGGCCATGCAGATGATGCGGCTCGTTCCCGGTGATCCGAGCTTACAGCAAGTAATACGGGTTGAGAACGACATCACGGACATGGATGTCGACATTACGATTGAGGAAGGAATCGACGTTCCGAGCATTCAGGCTGAGCAGTTCCAAAATTTGCTGCAACTGGCGGGCACGCAACCGGGGTTGATCCCGCCCGAGATGCTGATCGCGGCGAGCAACTTCAGAAACAAAGAAGACCTGCTGAAGATGTTGAAGGACCGCCAGGAGGCGCAGGCGCAGACGCAGCAGAAAGTGCAGAAGATGGCCGAGGACAAGGCCGAGGCCGACACCGCGGCGACGCGGGCCAAGGCAGCGGCGGACTTCGCGCTGGCGGCGGAACGCAAGCACGCATCGATCCATCACATCGCCGACACGCATGTCATGCACAACGAGATGAACGCGCCGCCCGACCCGCCGTCCGATCCCGGAACCGTGGTCCCGCCGGAGATTCAGGCGGCGCTGAACGACGCCGACGTCAGAGGCAGGCACGCCAAAGCGGCGGCGGACGAGGCACGCGCGGACGATCTGCGGCAGAGCGCGGTGCAGCGTGTTGGGGATATGCTGATAGCGAGGCACAACGCACTCGCACCACCTGAACAACCGGGAGGCGCATGATGTGTAAGCAGCGTTTCCGGTTGGTCGAGCGTGTCGATAAAGGGACGCTAATTGAAGACACCCTGAAATCAATCTCAACGCATCACAAAA